AAGAGACAGCTTCCAGGGCGGGGGCTGCCGGCGCGTGGCTCAGGATGTTGGCGATCATTTGGGCGCAGTCCACATCAAAGTAGCCGTCATCAGCCACGGCTGCGATCCAGTCGCGCGTTGGCGTAGCCGGAACGAGACGCCAGCCTGCGCGGGCTACCCCAGCCGCAGCGGCAGGAGCTGCCCCGGCGAGATCAGCGCGCACGTAGGGGATGCCAGTGCCGTCCACGTCGTCGCGGCACCATGTCACTTCGCTCAGGGCGCTGAAATCGATGTTCTCGGGGAGCTGCGGCCCGCCCTGCAGGTAGATGCACTTGGGAGCGGTGGCCTGCACGGGCCTGGTCTTGTTTGCTGTCATGAGGCTTCCTTGTTGAGCAGCTGCCAATGCGCGGCGGTGGTGTTGATGACGTGGCCTGCGCGCTGCAGCAGCAGCGGGCACGCGGCCTGGGGTGGGGTCGGGGTCATGGGGTGCAGAAAAAAGCAAACCCGCCGAAGTGGGTTGGTCAGGGAAGGTGACACTCGCAGGGGAGGGATTCCTGCATGACGTTGATGCGGATGATCTTGTTGGCCTGGGCCCAAAACCGTTGGTGCGGGATGTGCTCAGTTGCAGGAATACCGTTCGCCTTCATCGCCGCAAACTTCGGCTCCATGTCTTCGAGGTACACCGGCTTGTCGCCGTCCCAGTGGATTGCGTGGCCTATCTCGTCCTCTGCCCACTTGGCCTTGAGCCAGATATCAGGGCGGATGCAATAGACGATGTACCAGTGCTGCCATCCGGCTTTGAGGCAGCCGATACAGTTGCCGTGCTTGAAGACGCCGTAGGTGCATGGGCGCGGGATGCCAAGGGCCTCCGTGCTGTCGTGCTTGCGGTCGGCCCAAAGGCGCGGATAGTCGGTCTGCCAGCCCAGGGTGCCCATGATCCCGGTGCGGCGTTGGATGCGTGCCGGTTCCGTGGCGTCGAAGCCGTAGTAGATGACGCTCTCATCTTGGCTCGCATTTGCTGCAAGCCACTCCATGAACGGCTCGGTCTTGAGGCGTGCAGTGCAGATCTCCTGCCCATTGTTGACTTTGAATGCATTGGATTCCACTGTCACGTCGAACTGGTCTTGCGTGGCGTTACGCCGGTTGGCGAATGTCAACGGCACGTCCAGGTGCTCGGCCACGTCGCGCTTGAAGCGCTTGATGTCCGCATGCTCGACGCTGAAGTGCATGTCGTGGTTGAGCAGCACCAGGTTCTTTGTGCCAAAGCGGTGGGCCACGTCCAGCGCGACCAGGGCCGAGCTGTGCCCGCCCGAGTAGCAGACGATGTGCTGCATGTGTTGCCTTTCGGGGAAGGGCCGAACGCCAAGCGCTGGGCCAAAAAAAGCCCTCGCGGCATACCGGGAGGGCTTCGGGGGGAGGTGGATGTCAGGCGCTGGCGTCGAGCCGATCTTTGATTGCAGTCACCTTGCGGTGGTACTCATTGGCCGCGTACACGCGCTCCAGGGCGTCACGCAGTTCACGCCGCGTGCACTGCTGCTGCATCTCATTGCAGATGCGCAGGGCCTCGTAGATTGCGTCGTACTCTGGCTTTGACGCGCCCCATGTCTGTGTGCGGTCGTGGCGTGCGCTGATGGAGCGCATGGCGTCCTGCGCGTCCACCATCGCAGACTCGGCGTCCGGGAAGTGGTCGCTCGCGAGGAATCGTCCCCAGTTGATCCTCAGCGTCAGCGTGTGCCACGTCGTCTCATCGGCAGTGCCTTCGATCAGCGTTGTTGCAAGGCCGATCGGGACAAGCTGCAGCTGCGTCTCGTCAGCCGCGTTGAACCGGATGTTGATGGGCAACTGGATGTTCCCAGCACCCAGCACAGGGCGCCGCTGTTTCTTTGCCGCGCGGCGCTGGGCTCTGTTGAGTTCCATGGTCAGAATGGAGGGTCAGTTGCGTCCTGGTACTCGTTCCGGCTTTGGCGAGCAGGCGGACTTTGCTGGCTATCGCGCGGCTTCGGCTCGTTGAGGTATGCCCAGCCATCCCAACCGACCGGCACGGCTTCGAGCTTTAGCATCAGTCCATTGCGGCCCTCGATAACGGCGCCGATAGTGAGGTAGCGGTTCTTTTCCTGGCCGTTGTTGTCTGTGTATTTGCCGGTGACGGCGGTGACTTCGTACTTGCGTGCCATGGTGCTCTTTCAGTTTTTGATGGATTGGGCGTGGGCCTTGAGGCTGCTGCGTGTCTTAGAGTCCAGCTTGGGCCAGAGGTATGTCTTCTCTTCTGGATCGGTGATGCCTACCAACTCGCCGTAGGCGCCATGCACGTCGTTGGCATCCATGCGCTCATTAATGGCCCGGACAACGCTGTCACATACAGCCATGCGCTCTACAGACACCAAAGCGCCATCAGTTGGCTTGTGACGCGGCGCTGGCTTCTTGGATGCAGCGTTGCCGTCATCGTCTTCCGGCGCTATACCGCATGCCGCCATAAGCCCGTACCGGCGCGCGTAGGTCAGTGCCGAGCCGTAGCCTTGGGGGTCCTGCTTGGACGCCGGGACATGCAGCTTCCCAGCGCTAATTTGCTCGCCAGATTCGTGGATGAACAGCGTCTCCACGGTCACTCCGCTCGGGTCTTCATGGCACGGCTGCATCAGCATGATCCCGTTGTTGTTGAGGCCGTCGATCACGGCTTCAACGCACGCACTCAGGTCCGCGTACTTGCTGCGGAAATGGGGGTTTTGGCTGGTCTTGAGCGCAGGGCCGAACTCCTTCTGGGCCTTGACCAGCGCTGCCGAAATTGCTTGCATGATTTCTCCTAGAAGGCGGCTTCCTCGTCGCCATATGTGTCCACGTACCATTCCGCTGTCTGTCGCAAAACGCCGTATTCGGTGATCCATTGCTGGATGGCTTGTTCACGTTGTTCGTCGCTCATGGTGATCTCGGTTGCGCTAGAAGGCGCCTGAGTTGAAAGCGGCCACGGCCAGCGTCAGCGCACTGATGCCGGACCACAGGAATGCGTAGAAGAGGTGTTTCATGGCATGGCCTTTCCGATCTCTGCCGCGACGTGAACAATGGCGCGGCGCATCTGCTCGCGCTTGTCGTCGCGGAAAGTGGTGCAGCCAGGGATGCCCTGGCGTTGCGACTCAACCGTGCAGCCATCGCCCTTGTGCTTTCCGGGCAAAACCTTGAGCCTGAGTTCCGCAGCCAGCCGAAAGGCTTGGCCATCGTCGGTTAGAGGATTCCACCCGAACCAAACTCCCTCGCTAGGCAGCACCAGGATTTCAGAACGCATCTCGCCGTGGTGGTACGAATCGCTCCACCTGTGTTGATGGCCCATAGCCTTTGCGGCCAGCGGCAGCAATTCCTTGTCGCTCATGGCTTCTCCTTCTGACCCAGCGCGGCCCGGTAGCCGTTCGCAGTGGCGATGCCCGTGCCTTCTGTGAGAAAGTCCCAGGTGTGCCGGTACTGCTCGGCCTTGTTGATGACCGGCAAGTACCGGAGCATCTCGCTGCGCAGCTGGGCGATCTCTTCCTGCAGCTCTGCGTATGTGGGCATGTCTGCGCTCATGGGGTTGCTCCTTTCACCAGAGCCAGGGCCGCGCGGGCCTGCTCCACATCGCGCCTCCAGTCCTCTGGATTTGCATATCCGTTCGGAACGATCTCTTTCTGGCAATTGACAGCGATGCTCGCGAATTTTTCCAACGCCTCCGCCAGCGCATCCCGCTGCTCCACCAGCTGGCGCGGCGTCAGGCCGGTTTCGTGGAACACGTTGCCAGCCTCTGCGATCAGAGCAGCGTTGGCTTGCATGTCTTGGTGCTTGCAAGCTACGAATGGCAGGCTCTGGCCACCACCCGCCTCAACTCCCCAAACCTCGCACCAGCCTGCTTCATCGATCCCGCCGCCGAGGTTTTTTAGCCAATTGCCGTGTATCCATGGCCCAGGCGTCGGCTTTCTTGCTTCGCTCATGACGACTCCTTCTCGCGGGCGTGCAGCATGGCGTCGGCCCATGCCAGAGGCCACTGGACATACAGCTGCTTGACCTGCTCCCTGCGCCATGCCGCCGCGGCCTTCTCATGCGCCTGTC